GTCGTCCTGACCTTCAACTTCGCGCCGCGGCTCAACGACGGGGAGACGCTGATCGGGCCTGCGGTGGTGACCATCACGACGCTGTGGGGGAGCGACACGCCCCCGAGCCTTGTACAGAACGCCATCACGCAGATCGACCAGAGCGGCCTGCGCGTGTACGTGCCGGTGATCGGCGGCCTGGACAACAACGACTACGAGGTGTTCGTGAGCTGCCCGACGACCGACCCTTACCACACGCCCGACATGCGGGTGACGCTGCCCGTGCGCCTGTATCCGCGCCCGGCGCCCTGCGAGTGCTGATGAAACGCCAGCAGATGTCCGACCGCATGGCGTTCTACGCCCCCAATGCGCTGGGCAAGACGCGCGCGGTGACCCCTGAAGGGTTCCTGCTGTGCTCAGGCGTTGCGATCGCGCGCACCGGTACGCAGATCTACGGGGCAGCGGAACTGGGCCTGGACCCGGATGCGGATGGCCAGATCAAGATCCAGCGCGTGCCCGAAGAGGTGTTTCGCGAGGAGACGCTTGCGAGCTTTGAGGGCAAGCCCGTCACCGTCGAGCATCCGAACGAATTCGTATCCCCGCACAACTGGAATCAGATCGCCGTGGGCGTGGTCCAGAACGTGCGCCGTGGCAAGGGCATCGAGGATGACCTGCTGCTCGCCGACCTTCTCATTACCTCTGCCGACGCGATCGAGTACGTGAACCGGGAAATGCCCGAACTCTCCGCCGGCTATGAGGCCGATTACGAGCAGACGGCTGCTGGCCACGGTATTCAGCGAAATATCGTCGGCAACCATGTTGCCTTAGTAGAGCGCGGCCGTGCTGGTCCGCGAGTTTCAATCAAAGACGAGGACCACACCGTGAAAAACCGATTTATGGACCGGCTCATGAAGCTCCTGAAGGCCGCAGCGGCCAACGACGAGGAGAAGATGCAGGAGCTTGTAAGCGGCGACTCCGATGAGGAGGGCCTGGAGGGCCGCTTCAAGAAGCTCGAAGACTGGATGAAGGACTGCATGTCCAAGGACGAGGCCGAGGAAAAGGAGAAGAAGGAGGCCAAGGACGCGGAGGAGAAGGCCAAGAAGGAAGCCGAGGAAAAGGCCCGCGACTCTCTCATCACAGCCGAAACCGCAAGCATCGTCTCGCAGGGAAAGCTCTATACCGGCGACAGCCTCAAGGAGATCGTCGCACGCGCCGAGATCCTCGCGCCCGGTGTACACGTCCCCACGATGGACTCAAGCAGCGCACTGTCCCTGGCGCCCGCGCTGATGGTCAAGGCGCTTGAAACCGCCGACGCCACCGAGGCCGGCAAGACCTGCATCGCGCCGTTCCTGATGGGGCGCGAGCTTAAGAAGCTCACCGGCGACGCGCTGCTCGGTGTGTTCAACGGCGCAGCCGAGCTCATGCGCGTACGCAACAACCAGCAGCAGAGCGCACCTGCTCTCAAGACCCGTGACTTCGGCGCCGCCCCCAAGACGCCCGACGAGATCAACGCCGCCAACGCCGCCTTCTGGGCGCACGGCAAGTAAGCCTCCCGGCACCTTCCCCACGAACTCTTTTCGAGGATCACTTCAATGAGCAACGCAATCCTTTATCGCATGGCCAAGGGCATCCCTGGCGATGTGTCCCGTCAGTCCCAGGCCACGATCGAGGCGCAGCCGTACGGTGCGACCGCAATCGGCGCCTATGGCCTGCCGGTCAAGCTGGTGTCGGGCCTCGTGCTGGCGGTAGGCGCGGGCGACACCTCGCAGTCCGTCTACGGCTTCCTGGTGCGTCCGTACCCGATCACGGGCTTGAACGCTTCCGACCCGCTGGGCACGTCGGTCCCGCCGACCTCCGGCATCGCCAACGTGCTCAAGCGCGGCTACATCGCCGTGAACGCGCCGGCCGGCACCGTCGCTGCAGGTGGCCAGGTGTACGTGCGGACCATCGTTGGCGGCTCGGGCCGCACGGTCGGTGAGGTTGAGGGCGTCATGAGCGACCCGGCCAACCAGATCGCCATCCCTGGCTGCTTCTTCCTCGACTCGGCCGACGCGAACGGCAACGTCGAAGTCGCCTACAACCTGTAATTCCCAGCGACCTTCCATCCACTTTCGGAGTATCAGAAACATGAACGTGCAGCATGCAGTTCGTCGCCGGGTCCAGACTCGCGACGGCTTGATGACCTTTGACCGGCAGACGATCGACTCGTCTGGCGTCTTCCTCGTAGGCGAGCTGGAGCGCCTGGACCAGCGCCTCCACATGCCGCTTGCCAGCGTCACCTGGTCCCGCGATATCGACCTGCGCAGTGACGTCTCGATCGCCGACGAGGTGTCGAGCTTCACCAACTCGCAGTTCGCCTCGGCGAGCGGCGTGGCCAACAGCAACAAGGCGTGGATCGGCAAGGACTCCAATGCCATCTCAGGCATCAGCCTGGACATCGGCAAGACCACCTTCCCCCTGACGCTGTGGGCGCTGCAGTTGGGATGGACCCTCCCGGAGCTTGAATCGGCGCAGAAGCTGGGGCGACCGGTAGATCAACAGAAGTTCCAGGGCATGCAGCTCAAGTACCAGATGGACATCGATGAGCAGGTGTACGTCGGCGACACGGCGCTGGGCCTCAAGGGCATGCTGAACCATACCGCCATGACCAACGTGGGCAACGCGGTCAATGGCACCTGGGCGTCCGCAACGCCCGCGCAGATCCTGGCCGACGTGAACGATCTGCTCAACAGCGTCTATGCCGCGACGGCCTACGCGCTGTGCCCGGACCGCCTGCTGCTGGCTCCGACCGAGTACAGCCTGCTGGTCTCGACCTTGGTCTCCACCGCAGGCAACGTCTCGGTGCTTGAGTTCCTGAAGAAGAACAGCCTGTCCAACGCGATCAACGGCAAGGAGCTGGAGATCTATCCGTGCAAGTGGCTCACGGGCACCAACAACAGCGGCAGCGGCCCGACCGCCACCGACAGCATGTACGCGTACGTGAAGGACCCGACGCGCATCCGCTTCCCGCTGGTTCCGCTGCAGCGCACCCCGCTGGAATACCGCGACATTCGCCAGCTCACGACCTACTTCGGTCGACTTGGCGCGGTGGAACTGGTATATGCGGAGACCACAGGTCGCCGTTCCAACCTCCGCTAACCCCCAGCGTAGCCGGACGTAGGCCGTAGTTACATAAAGGAAATTGGACAATGCCGAGATTTATCAATGTGCTGAAGCCCTTTGTGTTCTCCAGGCCCAACTACGGCAGCCAAACGGTGTTCAGTGTCGGGCAGCATAAGATTTCGGATGAGGACTTCGCTCATCCGTTCATCAGCCGTGATAATGCTGACGGCCATCTTGAACACGTGGGCTCACTGACCATACTCGATGCCGATGAACCCGTGGTTGCCACGGATGGCGACCAGGACGATGCGGGTGAGGGCGATGGCGATGAGGAGAGCGAGACGGCGGAGGGCGATGAGCCCTCGGCCGACAAGCCGCGCAAGGGCCGCGCCCGCAAGGCGTAGCCCATGACCGTCACCGCCTCATCGTTCCGGCAGAACTTCACTGAGTTCAGCGAGCCCGCAGTTTATGGCGATCCGGCCATCAACTTCTGGCTCACTGTGTCCGCGACGCTGCTGGATCCGACCCGATGGGGCACGATGCTGGACCTGGGCACGCAGCTGTTCATTGCCCACCACCTGGTACTGGCCGCGAGGGATCAACTCGCGGCCCGCGCCGGCGGTGTGCCGGGAGCAGTGCAGGGCGTGCTCACCTCAAAGTCGGTCGACAAGGTGTCGGCCAGCTACGACGCAGGCTCCGTGGCGCTTACCGATGCCGGGTTCTGGAACATGTCCAGTTACGGCATCCGCTTCCTGCAGTACGCCCGCTACATGGGGGCCGGAGGCATTCAGGTATGACCCGCGTCAAGGTCGTGATCGATGATGTGAAAAAGATCATCGGCGCGATCAACGTACTCGTCGGCAAGCAGGTCCTGATCGGCATCCCCGACAGCACCACCGAGCGGGACGACGACAGTCCCCTGAACAATGCCCAGATAGGTTTCGTCCAAGAATTCGGGTCGCCGGCGCAGAACATCCCCGCGCGGCCCTTCCTGATCCCCGGCGTGCAGAAGGCCGAGAAGCCTGCGGTCGCCAAGCTTGAGCAGGCGGTCAAAGCCTCCCTGAACGGGCAGCTCGGCGCGTCCAGGCAAGCCATGAAAGCTGCCGGCGTGATCGGCATGAACTCCGCGCGCAACGAGATCGATACCGGCGACTTTGAGCCCCTGAAGCCCGCGACGATCGCCGGGCGCGCCCGCCAGCGCGATACCGCGGCGCGCCCTGAGGAGCTTCGCTACCAGAAGCTGGTACGCGGCGGAATGGACCCTGCGCTCGCGCAGACCACGGCCGGCATAAAACCGCTGGTGAACACCCGCCAGCTGCG